GCATAGGAGATTATAAAATGTTTGCAGAACATCAACCTCTTATTAGAGAATATGCCATGCAATCAGCAGATAATACCGCTGACGTTGGCTATTTTGTATTGGCAACAATACAACAACAGTTTAGCGTAGTGCGCGAGAGCTATTGGGATATGAAAGACAAAGGTCTTGATAGTAAGTTTGCATGGGGCAGTAAGGCCGCTGGTATGAAACGTATACAGGCAACAAAAGAAGGTATATATAAGGATATGTTTGGACATTCACTGTCCAATGGAGAACTTTTATTATCCATCGCGTCTATACCTGGCCTGGGATTAGTAAAAGCTGGTTTTTATATTCAGCTATGCACTGGATGCATGGGTTGCCTAGATGTACACAACCTAAAAAGATTTGGACTAGACAGAAAAACTTTTTTAGTGCCAGAGAGTTTGAATTGGGAGACAGCTTTAGGAAAAGCTAATATGTATTTGGAAACTATAGAAAAATGTGGTGGCAGTGAGTACCTATGGGATAGCTGGTGCGACTACATAGCCGCGTTGTATCCAAAGAAGTTTAAAAATGGTGAGCATGTATCGCAATGTCACGTTGATTATTTAATTAGTAGGAAAGATTAAACAATGAGCAACAAAATAACTTTTGTAGAAAAAGAAATTAAAAATAAAATGGTAAGAATAAAATGGAATAGTACTACTTTAAAAAGCGTAGGTACATACATAGATGATGAAGAGAGGCCATTTCTATTCACTACGTCAAGAGTTGAAATTGGCCCCAATACCGCGTATGATATAGCAGAAGCACATTTGAAAGCAGTAGAAGACCTACTGTTAATTTAAGTAACTTAGTAGAGTATCTTACGATACTAAGTTACGTTAATTAAGGAGATGCCAATGAGCAACCAACACAATGACGCTATCAAGGAAATGTTATTTGAAGCAGCCATGACTACATTAGTGAGCAATGGTGAGCCAGATAATGAAAAGACAGAGTTAAAAGCTATTAAAATTGTAGCCCAAGAATGGGAAAATTATGGAGACTGATAGTATGTTTACACAAATAACATTGAATGACTTTGAACCTGACGAACACTTGATAATCAGTGAAATAATAACTGATAAATTAGAAGGTGTAGATTTAAATTTTTCAACGTGGTATATTGTTGTAGAAAGAGAAGGAGCATAACATGAGAAAGAAAAATCCATTTGGCAAGAGCCAATCACATGACAAACCATATGCTATTTATAGAAATAATTATGGTTGGGAATGGCGTGTATTAAAAACATACCAGCATCCCGATAATGAAAAGAATAACCAATATGCGAGGTGGTTTGTATCGGCTACCTCACCTCTGATGCATGATGGTGGTTATGAAATGGGTGATAATTATTCTAATGAGATATTGGAAAATTCTTATCTCGTATTTTCATCGCCAGAATGGAATGAACATTATAAAAGTTAAGGTGTAGGGGTTCTCCTAGAGTAATAGTCCCTACACCTATGCCATCGGTGCTATTACTCTCGTTCGATGTGGAAGTAAACTACTCACTACGTTATGGCCTTGTGCTGTAGCGTAGTGAGGATTTTTAAAAGGATAGTGTAATGTTTAATAACCCTTTAACTGGATATCTCGTATGTATCGGTATTATATTAGCTACTTTACTATTAGTATATTTAAAATTAACTGGATTTACTATAGGATAGGAGATGACCAATGACTGATAATAAATGGTGGCACATAGTGACATGGTGCAAGTGGTGCAACGGTGAAGGCTATACTACTGACAATAACCCAAGCAAAAGAGAAGAGGTATGTAGAGAGTGCGAAGGTATAGGTGAGCATACTTATGTCGAAGAAGAATGGCGTTATGAAGATGAGCAGGAAGTACGAGATAACTATGAAGATATAAAATCAATCAAATTATTGGAAGGTACATCATGGGGAAGTCCAACACTAAGCATGGAGTAAAGAAAGTAAATACCTATGCTAAATCATTACAAGATAATAAGTATAGGCAACGTATTATTCTTGACAAGAAAAAGTATAATCGCAACAAAGAAAGGTGGAAAAATGAAAACTGATGTGCAAGATAGAATTTTAACAGAGTTAAAACTCCTTGAAGAAGAACATGAAAATAAAGCAGAGCTTACTTATTTAACGCTGTGTGCTGTAATGAATTATGCAATAGAAATAGCACCTACTATGATACATGGAGCGCATATGATTCATATGAGTGCAGAGCATGTATTGAGAGATTATGTTAAAGAGATGGAAGAAATGTTAGATGAGGAGAACTGAACGATGAATAGAAAAATAAAAGAACTAAAAGAAATTTTAAAAGAACTGACTATCTTATATTACAAAGCCGAAAAAATAGACGAAGACTGCGCCAGAATAATCAGTAATGGAGAAGATGTGTTGAGAAGCACAATCCAATTTTATGATAAGGAGAACTGAAGATGTGGGCTATACATAACGAAGATTGTTTACAAACAATGAACAATATGTTTGGTGGTCAAGTCAAAGCTACCATCACATCACCTCCATACAACATGAACCTGCGTATTCGTAATGGTAAGTATTGTTCAAGACAAATAATAGAAGAAGAATTTTCTACAAAGTATTCAGACTTCCCTGATAACTTACCAATAGAGGAATACAATAAACTACATACAGAAATACTAAGAGAACTACTAAGAGTAAGTGAATTAGTATTCTATAATGTACAAATAGTTACAGGGTCAAAGAGGTCTATCTTTAAAATGATTGGTGAGTTTGCCAATAACCTCAAGGAAATTATCGTATGGGATAAAGGATATGCACCACCAGCTATGCACCCACAGGTCATGAATAGCGTCACAGAATTTATATTAGTATTCGATAATGATTATCCTATAAGTAGACAATATAGAACAGGTAGATTTGATAGAGGCACACTAGATAATATCTGGAGAGTTAAAAGGTCTAGTAAAAGTTTCGATGGTAACAAGGCTACGTTTCCAGAAGAGTTAGTAGAGAAAATAATTTTAAACTTTACAGATGAAGGTGATGTAGTGTATGACCCTTTCAGTGGCACAGGTACTACAGGAGTAGTAGCAAACAGATTAGGGAGAGAGTTTATAGGTAGTGAAATAAATAAAGAGCTTGTAGATATCTCAAAGAAAAGGATTAAAGATGATTGATATAGTAGAACTAACAGATAAAGAAGTTTTAATAATAATACTATTGACAATACCATTTATTGTATTATATTTATCAAGCAAGTGATGACACATATCATTATACGACTGTTTTTTAGGAGATTAAAATGATTGAAAACCTTACCTACAGAAAGCTAATTCGTAACTTACTCTTTACTTATTATGATGAGAATGATAAAGCACTGGATAAAAATGTTAAAATAGAGTTGCCAAATGGTAAAATATATGATATCATATATGCATATCCACTTGGTAAAGAAGGCGACCAAGATATTATTCTAAAAGTAGATGAGGGTATAGAAGATGAATACTAATTATAAGAGGTATGAAGATATACCTGATACAGATAAAGATTATATCTTAACAGTATCTAATGTAAGTTCTATAACTGAAGTTAGTCTTTCAGATATAAATGGTTTTTTAGATATGGTAAATAGTTCTAATGGCAAAGAAACAAATAAAAGTTTATGAATATAAAGAAGTTGTCAAGAAAAAAACTTCTATTGGCAACTCTGTTAGGTCGCGTCCAACCAACAAGCACAAGCGAAGGAGTTGGAAAAAGTATCAAGGACAGGGGAGAAACTAATGTCTATTTTAATGGAAGTAAACAAAATTAGTGGGAGTCCTACTTTAATTATGAAGGATGGATATAAATCACTGGATTATTCTGAAAAGTTACAGTGTCTTGTCTCTATAAAAACTGTGATTGAAAAAGAAATAGCTTTTACTGAGAGAGAATTAGGTGACTTTGTAGAAAAACGTCAGTTTGTATAAGGAGTAGTATAATGGATAAAGATTTTTTTGAGTGGCTATTCAAAGCATTGAAAATTGATGTCAATGGTAGGGCAATGTACTCAAACATTTATAAAAATGGATTTAAAAATGTCAATCGCTATACAAGGGCTGGTAAAAATGGTAAAGTTATTATCTGTCCTGTATGTGGTGAGCCAGAATTAGTACATCACTTTTCATGGTCAGCTATGACATGTTCATCATGTCGTGAAAGCTCTGATAAAAATGATTGGTTGATAGGTCAATGAATAAATTTAAATTTATACAAGGGAGAAAGTCTCCCGAAGACCGTATTATGTTATATAATAATGTTGCAGTTTCATTTGAAGATGTAGCAAAGATGTGTATTTTCTTTATGAAGAATGAAGATATTCTTTATCCCCCACCTACATTCAAAGGTGCGGAATTATTTAAAGAATATATTAAAGAAGTTTTAAATACCAGAGAAATTCCTTCAGATTTAAAATATAAAATCGCAAAGAAGTAAGGTCTGTCATGTTTGTAATTGTTCATGATATAATAAGAGAAGCACCAGAGCATGCAAATAATTTCGATTGCTTTGATATCATGACAAATCCAGTAGGTTTTCCTATGAAGTTTGAAACAGTAAAAGATGCTTTAAAATTTTTAAATTCAATGGGCATTGACAATGAAGTGATAGCTAACAGTGAAGGGGAGATTAGAATTGACAGACTCCATTAGCCAATACAATGCTATAGTTTCTCAGTTACATAAGAATGTAAGCACACTGAAAGCACAAGTAAAAAAACAGGAAGAAACAATTAAAAAACTTAGAGAAGAACTATCAAAAGCAAAGCAAGAGAATGGCATTGTGAGTGGTAGTGCATGGGTAGAATTAGATGACAGCAGAGATAATTAATTTTTATTCATACTGGAAAAAAAGACAAGAGACTTTACGAAAGTCTTTAGGGTATCCTGCTGACCTCTGGTATATGATGCTTGATAATGGGTATGACCCTTTAGATGGTGATGATGTACTTCAATTCATAGAAGACTATGAAAAGGATGTCATTGGAAATGATTAAAAATTTCTGGCAGAGAGATAGGCAATCTCTTTTTCGTAATCTTCTGAAGCAGTACAAAGAAGAAGGTTATGATATTAAAGAAGCAAGGTATCTTGCAAAGATAGAACTCAATGAGATGATGGAGGATAAGGAAGAATTTGTAGACAACTTATGGAAAGAAACTTTTGAAGATGTATAATATTTATTACAAAGATATACTCATTAAAAGTTTTAGAACTAAACGTGAAGCAAAGATGGAGCTTGACGATAGAGGCAACCTATGTTATATGTTAGGAGTTAAACCCTCTACCGCATACTCTATAAAGAAAGGGGAACACAGTGCAACCAGAAGAAAAAGGATACAAAGGCCCATGTCCTGAATGTGGTTCATCAGACGCAAAACATTTTTATCCTGATGGGCAGACTCATTGTTTTAGTTGTGACCATCATACTTTCTCAGACGGTAGAGAAAGTTTTTCTTATGAAGTTTGGAAAGAAGGATTAGGTAATATGTCTACAGCACCACTTAAAGATAATGTTAATGCAGAATATAACGATATTCCTGACCGAAAGATTGTCAAGAATACCGCTATAATATATAAAACATTAACAAAAAAGAAAGGGTCTATGACTACCCATCATATCTATCAATACTTTGATAAGAATGGTAATCATATTAGTAATAAGGTACGTGATACAGCCAACAAAAGGTTTTGGTCTGAAGGGCCAATGACTTCCGCTGGATTATTTGGAGAAAATATATTCACACAAAAAGGTAAGTACATTACTATCTGTGAGGGTGAAGTCGATGCCATGAGTGCCTATCAAATGATGGGTTCCAAATGGCCTTGTGTATCTCTCAAGAATGGTGCGGCATCAGCGGCATCAAACTGTAAGCAATCCTTTGAATACCTTAATCAATTTGATAATATTGTTATATGTTTTGATAATGATAAAGCTGGTAGGCAAGCCGCTGATGATGTAGCTGCAATCTTTGAACCCAATAAATGTAAGATAATGTCTTTGGATTTAAAAGATGCCAATGAGTATCTCAAGATTGGTAAGTCAGAAGACTTTATGACTTTGTGGTGGGCGGCTAAACCATTTACTCCTGCTGGTATTATTAATCTACATGACTTAGGAGATAGTTTATATGAGGAAAATTATTGTGATACTTGTCTTTATCCTTGGTCTGGCCTTAATGAAAAAACTTATGGGATGAGAACGGGTGAGCTTGTCACGTTCACCAGTGGTGCTGGTATGGGTAAGTCTAGCATCATGCGTGAACTCATGCACCACCTCATGATGAATACCAAAGATAACATTGGTGTCTTGGCAATGGAAGAAAGTGTACGTAACACAGCCTTCAACATCATGAGTGTCGAGGCCAACGCTAGGCTTTATATTAAAGAAGTGCGTGACCAGTTCTCACCCGAACAACTACGTGAATGGCAAGATAAAACCATAGGAACTAAAAGGTTCTTTGCCTTTGACCACTTTGGTTCAATCTCCAATGAAGAAATATTATCCCGTGTTAGGTATATGTCCAAAGCTTTAGGATGTAAGTGGGTAATACTTGACCATCTATCTATTCTTGTATCGGGTCAAGAAGATATGGGTGATGAGCGTAAGTCTATTGATATTCTTATGACCAAGCTACGTTCTCTTGTGGAAGAAACAGGTATCTCTCTCTTGCTTGTCAGCCATTTACGTAGGCCAGCAGGTGATAGGGGGCATGAGGATGGGCGTGAGGTATCTCTCTCACATCTGCGCGGCTCTGCCAGCATTGCCCATCTCTCTGATGGAGTCATAGCCTTGGAAAGAAACCAGCAAGCAGACGATGAAACAGAAGCCAATACTACAACCATACGTATTCTAAAGAATAGGTACACTGGTGAGACAGGAGTTGCTTGCTACTTGCATTACAACAAGGAAACTGGTAGAATGACTGAGATTAACAACCCCTTTGTGGAGAATGAATAATGATGGTGCATCATGACCGAAGCAATAGTTGATATTGAAACAGATAGTCTTAATGCAACAAAGATACATTGTATTGTAGCGAGGTGTTATAAAACAAATAAAGTTAAAACATGGGTGGGACAGGAGTGTAAAGACTTTGGGGTGTGGTCTAATCAAATTGATACCTTTATTATGCACAATGGTATTAGCTTTGATGCTCCTGTCCTGAACCGTTTAACAGGTTCAAATATAAAATTAAATCAGGTGCGTGATACACTAATTGAATCTCAATTATATAACCCTATTAGAGATGATGGTCATTCGCTTGAAGCATGGGGTAAAAGACTTGGTTATGAGAAAGGTGACTTCCATGACTTCTCAGAATATACACCAGAGATGTTGGAGTATTGTAAACGTGATACAGAAGTAACAAGATTATTGGCTCAGAAACTTGAAGAAGAAGGTAGTGGTTTTAGTTCCAAGTCTTATAAATTAGAGCGTGATGTACGTGCCATTATAGATAAGCAAGAAAAGAATGGGTTTGCTTTTAATCTAAAAGATGGTATGATATTACTGGCTCAATTACAGGATGAATTATCTGAGCTACAACGTAAAGCAGAAGAAGAGTTTGAACCAACTATAGTAGAGTTAAAGACAAAGACAAAGAAGATACCATTCAACATTGGTAGTCGCCAACAGATAGCTGACAGACTTCAAAAACGTGGATGGAAACCAAAGCAGTTTACTGATAAGGGTAATGTTATTATTAACGAAGCAGTCTTATCAAAAATTAAAATGCCAGAGGCAGAAATGTTTAACAGGTATTTCCTATTGCAGAAACGCACTGGCTTATTAAAGTCTTGGATATCAGAATGCCAAGAAGATAACCGTGTACGTGGCAAAGTAATGACACTGCGTACCATAACAGGAAGGATGGCACATGCAGTACCTAATATGGCACA